CTGCGGCGATGCCTGTTCGGCCACGGCGACGGCCTTATCTTCGGACTTTGCCGGCATCGGTTGCCTCCTTGGCGAATTTCTTCGGGCACGTGTCGCGGTGCGCGGTTCCATCGGGATTGTGCATCTCAATGGGCGGGTGCAGGCTGATGCTTTTCGCTTCCGCGTAGCGCAGGAGGAAGACGCGCCCTTTGCACTGCGGGCACAGCATTTCGCTGCCTACCAGGCGCAGCACGGCTTCCATCTGCTGGCGCACAGCGTCGAGATCGTGATTGAGCTGTTCGATGATCGCCATTTTTCCACCTGTCATGATTTCGCGTGTCGATTCCATCGGCTTTATCTCCGGCTGAGCGAAATGCCTGAGCGCAGATTCGCGCCCGGTACGTCCGCTCCTCCCTGGATAGCTTCCTTAATCGCCTTTTTGTCGATTTTTACTTCCTGCACGACAGTTTTGAATTTGCCGGGAAGTGCCGCTTCGTTGAAAATCTCTACCGCCGGCGGATTCCGGCGCAGGCTCAGCCGGGATGTGGCCCCGTCGATTCTCTGCAGGTTCATCGACTGCAGCACGTGAATCGCATATTGCTCTAGGCGCTCCCGCGTGCGGGTGAGCGCGTGCCGGCGCGCCCACAGGCGGTCGATCTCGGCGCTAGCCAAGCCCTCTTGCGATTCCAAATGGGCCAGGAAGCGGCAGAAGTCGTCGGTTTTTCCCATCTGCACCCGTACGGTTTGCTGGATTTCGGCTTCGCACTGGGCGCGCTGCTCATCGGTTTCGCACATGTCAAGCGAATCGACGAGTGCCTGCAGCGTTTCGCTGATTTCGTAGAGGGTGAGGTTCACCGCACCCTCCCGCGCCTATGGCTTGTTGGGGCGCTTTCTCGAGTGCAGCACACGCTCGAATTCAGCCGCGAATTCGACGAATGAGACGCCCAGCACCGGCAAGAGCTTGTAGATCGTTTCGATGGTCGGGGTGTGGAGTTCGCGTTCCAGGCCGCCCATATAGCCGCGGTCGACATCCGCCTGGTGAGCCAAGTTTTCCTGGGACAGCTGGATACGCGCGCGCAGAATCCGTATCGTATCGGCAAACGCGCGGCGCAGCTGGTCCCGTCCAACCGAGGGCCGCATATGCTAGTAGAATGTGCCACCACGGGATGGGATGGTGTCACGCGATATGCACACCCATGATGTTGCCACCCGCTATATGTTCCGGGAGTACATTTAGCGCGCGACACCGGGGATCTCCACACCTTCTTCTTCGAGTGGTTCGTCCTGCTCGGGTTCGGGCAGCGTGTTCAGTAGATCTTCGACTACTCTCCACACGGGGTACTTGACTTTGCCGCGGGCTTCGCGGCGATTACGCCGGCGGCACTCGGCCTGCAGCTTGCGAAACGCGATCTCGGACACCTCGACGTGAACTCGGAACACACGCATGGCGCTCGATGCCTCCTCGGCAACGTCAGGGCACTAATTGGCTAAAGTGAATACTCCCTGGGCTTTCCGGGTGGTGGCCGGACCAACGGCCGCCTAGGAAAACTCTGGAGTTACCGGGACGGTTTCAAATGTAATCCTGTAATTAATGTCAGTCAAGAGAGTTTATGAGTCGCTAATTACAAGTTACTCCAACTTACAACCAAGCAGTCATGATGTTTTGCACAAGCTACTGCCAAAACATCACGTGATTATATTAGGCTCATAGAATTATCAATCGGATACAGGAAGTACCACCACGGAAGCTGTAGTATAAACCACGTGGTGGACATTACAAAAGTTAACCAAATTCTGGCTGAAAGATTAGCCGAAAGATAGTGTTGTTCCGCGCAACGGTTCATGATGGAACCTTCATTCTGTCACGATTTTCACCCTAACCCGTATCTGATTGACAGCAAAGCCGGTTAAGGATAAGCTATTGAAAAAATAGCTGCTTGCGCGTTCACATGGGAGCGTGCACTGTGGTCAGAACGCCACACTAAATCCAGAACTCCCAACAACTTATCGGATTTCCCTTGCCATCTCCCCGGAATCTCCTGCCCGTCATCGGCCGCCGCGATGAACTGCTCGGATACGTCACCGTTTCCGCCGCCCAGCGCATGCTCGCCGCCGGCCACGCCGTCGGGCGCGGCACCAAAACCCGCATCCGGGCTCTGATTGCGGTGCACGATAATATCGACCTGCTCCCGTCCGAACGCCCGCCCACCGGCCAGCATTATTCTCATAACCACGAAACGCGCGATAACCCCAGAGGCGTGTGGTGCCTAAAAAAACTCATAAATCCCGCGAAGTAAAGCGGCGCAAGCTCAAAAACCCGGCGCTCGAACAGCAGATATTCCTCGAAGCCTACCGCGCCACGGTAAGTATTAAACATGCGGTCGAAGTGTCCGGGATAACTCATGACGAGTTCAGGGCCTGGCTGAACGACATCCCGGAATTCCGTGCCCGCTGGGAAGAAATCCAGGACGCCGCCGCCCAGACGCTCGAAGACGAAGCCGTCAGGCGCGCCATCGAAGGCTGCCGGCGGGCGGTATATTACCGCGGCGAGCCGGTTATCGACAGCCAGGGCAATCCCATCTACGAACTCGAGTTCTCCGACGGCCTGTTGACCACCCTGTTGAAGCGCTTCCGGCCGGCGCTCTACCGCGAGAACTGGCACGTGGAGCACGGCGGGAGTATCGATTTAGTCCAGCGCATGCGCGCGGCCAACGAACGCCTGATCGCCATGAGACGGCCCGATGAGCCTACAGGCACCGACCGCTGACGACATCCTGATCGGACAGATGCTGCGGTTCAAGTACGATCCGCTGGGATTCGTGCTGTACAGCTATCCCTGGGGTGAACCTGGGCCGTTGGCCGAATCGGACGGCCCCGACACCTGGCAGCGGGAACTGCTCGACGACATTGGCCGCGAGGCGCGTTTGCGCGCCTTCGATGGGACTCATCCGGTGCTGCCCATCCGCGAAGCGATCTCGAGCGGCCACGGCATCGGAAAATCCACCGCATCCGGCTGGATCACCGACTGGATTCTGTCCACCCGCCCGAACAGCGTCGGCACGGTGACGGCCAACACGTTCCCGCAGCTCGAGACCAAAACCTGGCCGGCCATTCTTAAGTGGACACGCCTGTCGATCACATCGCACTGGTTCAATATCGGAGTAGCGAAGATTTCGGCCAGATGCGCCCCTGACAGCTGGTTCGTGAGCGCCCAAACCTGCCGGCGGGAAAACTCGGAAGCGTTCCACGGCCAGCACGCCGCCGAATCGACGTCTTGGTATCTGTTCGACGAGGCATCGGCTGTGCCCGACGAAATCTGGGACGCAGCCGAAGGTGGCCTCACCGACGGCGAGCCGATGATTTTCGCCTGGGGCAACCCCACCCGCAACCAGGGCAAGTTCCACCGTATCGTGTTTGGCTCGGAGCGTGAGCGCTGGAAGCAGCGCACCATCGATTCCCGCACCTGCCGCTATCCCAACAAGGAGCTGATCCGGCAGTGGGTCGAAGACTGGGGCGAGGATTCCGACTTCGTGCGTGTCCGCGTGCGCGGCATCGCTCCCCGTGCCGGCGATCTCCAGTTCATCGATTCCGAGCGTGTCTATAACGCCCAGCGGCGCGCGCCGCAGAGTCTTCCCGACGATCCGCTGATCGCCGGGTTCGACGTCTCGGGCGGCGGCGCCGCCTGGAACGTAATCGCCTTCAGGCGCGGCCACGATGCCCGCACGATTCCCGCCATCCGGATCGCAGGGGAGCACACCCGCGGCGACCGCAGCCATATGGTCGCAAAGCTGGCGGAAATCCTGGGGGATAACCGCCCGGGGCGCCGGGTGTCGATGATGTTCGTTGATTCGGCATTCGGCGCCCCCTATGTCGAGCGGCTGCGCTCGATGGGGTTCGACAACGTGCAGGAGGTCAACTTCGGCGGCAACTCGCCCGACCGCCACCAGGCGAACATGCGGGCTTACATGTGGAACCGTCTTAAGGACTGGCTCGAGCACGGCTCCATCGAGTCCGCCAATGAACTGGAAATGGATTTAACCGGCCCAGGATGCGACCGCAACCGCAGGGAGCAGCTGGTTCTTGAATCCAAGCAGGACATGGTGAAACGCGGCATCGCGTCTCCCGACTGGGGCGATGCGCTGGCGTTGACGTTCGCGGCATTCGTTCCGCCGGCGAAGCCGCAGGCCCGGGATTTCGAGCGGTTCGGGAGTGTCGGCTCATGGATGGGCTGAACTGGATGCAGTTTGCCATCGTGCGCGCGGCGCGCCAGTCGATGACCGCGCAGGAAGTTCGGGCGCTCCCGTATTGGGAGGCTGACCCGGCCCTGCGCAAGCGGATGATTGCCACCTGCTGGCAAATCGCGGGCCGGCGGGCGAAAGTGCGGAACGCCGCACTCAGGCGTAAACATGCCTGACAAAAAGGAGATTCAGGATATGGCAAAAACCAACGAAGGCGACAAGGACATGAAAACGGGCCGCGAATGCAAGGACCCGCAGATGCACGCGCTCAAGCAGGCGCACGGGACCGCCGCGCGGCAATCCGAATTGCCGCCCTACATCCGGAAGGAAGCGATGCCGGGCGAGAAAGACTGACATGCCGCTGATTAAAGGTAAAAGCCCCGCCACCGTAAGTAAGAACATCAGCCGGATGGTCAAGAAAGAGAATGTTCCACAGAAGCAGGCAGTGGCGATTGCTTTGTCTGTGGCCCGCCAGGCCGGCGCGAAAATCCCGCCGGCCAAACCGAAACGCCGGCCGGTTACCAACAATCTCGGCAACCTGATGAAGGGCAACGGGTCGTAACCAACCCAGGTCGAACAACAGAGGTACCCATGAGCACACCGTTTTACGCATTGATCACTCCACTGGCCGGCCACGTTGGCGGCGGCCCGATCCCAGGCACGCCTCCCGGAATCTGGGGCGGCGCGCCTCCGCAAGTCGGCGGCGGTCCCGCGCCGGGACCGCCTCCCGGCACATGGCCTGCTCCCGGCCTGCCTCCGCACGTGGGCGGCGGCCCGGTGCCGCCGGGCTACGTCACGCCTGGCCCGGTGCCTCCGGGCGGACCGCCTCCGTATCCCGGTTATCCGGCGCCTCCTCCCGTGATTGGAGGTGGCCCATCCTATCCTCCACCGGTGGGAGTTCCTCCGGGACCTCCGACCTATCCTAGTGGTGGCCCATCTTATCCCGGCGGACCTCCGTCAATCGGTGCCGGTCCCGCTCCCCCTCCTGGAGCACACCCCAGCAATCCGATCGTGCTGCCTCCGGGATCGCAGCTTCCTCCGGGCACCGCAGGCCATCCTATCTGGGGCGACTGGACGCTCGGATGGATACCAGGAACGGGATGGGTATTGGTTCCCCCGCCGCAGGGAATCGGAGGGGTTCCTCCAGTCGCAGGCGGCGGACCCGTCACTCCTCCTCCGGTCGTGGGCGGCGGACCCATGCCGCCGGGACAGCCGCCGCAGCCGCCCGGAGTAGCTACACCCCCGATTCAACCTCCGCCCGCGCAGCCGAAATAAGTGGCCCGTAAACAGTCCGACGAAGACATTCTCGCCACCGCACGGGAGCGGTTCCGCCTCGCCGAAGAAGCGGAATCGCTCATCCGCAAGGACGCCCTGGACGATCTCCGTTTCTGCGCCGGCGAGCAGTGGTCGCAGGCGGACAAAAACAGCCGCGGCGACGGCCAGCCGGGCGGCCGGCCGTGTCTCACGTTCAACAAACTGATCGGCCCCCTGAACCAGACTTCGAACGAAGCCCGCGTCAATCAGGCGGGCGTCCGCGTCCGTCCCGTCGATTCCGCGACCGATCCGGATACAGCCAAAGTCATCGAGGGCATGATCCGGCATATCGAAAATGTGTGCAAGGCTGACGAAGTGTACGAGACGGCGCTCGAGCAATCGACGGCCGGGAGCTTCGGCTATTTCCGCGTCACCACGCGCTATTGCGGGCCCAAATCGTTCGAGCAGGAGCTACGCATCGAACGCATCATCGATCCCTTCAGCGTTTTCCTGGACCCTTACGCGCGCGAGGCCGACAAATCCGACATGCGCTATGCGTTCGAGATCGAGACCTGGTCGAAGGACGATTATAAGCAGGAGTACGGCGATACGGAACTTGCGAGCCTGAACTTCTTCGAGGGGATGACGAACCCGGTGCCGGGATGGGTGGATAAATCAGGTATCCGCATCGCCCGCTACTGGACCGTCGAAACCGTCCCGCGGACTCTGAGCCAGATCGAATGGCGCGACGGAACCCGCACCTCGCAGTACAAGGACACTCTCCCCGACGAGATGCCGGCGGGGACGAAGGTCGTTCTGGACGCGAAGGATAAGCCGGTCGAACGCGACACCGAAGAGCGCCAGGTCAAATGCTACAAGATCAACGGCGTCGAAATTCTGGACGAGATCGACTGGCCCGGCCAGTGGATACCGATTCTGCCGGTACTCGGCAAAGAGATGTATATCGAGGGTAAACGCAGGATATTTTCATTGGTCCGTTTCGCCAAAGACCCGCAGCGCTTCTATAATTTCTGCCGTTCTTCCGAAGCCGAAACCATAATGTTGGGTGCTAAGGCGCCTTGGATCGGAGTCAAAGGCCAGTTCAAGGACGACCGCTGGGCCAAGGCCAACACGGTACCCTATGCCTATCTCGAATACGAGCCGCTCGACATCGCCGGCAACCCGGCGCCGCCGCCGCAGCGCAACGTATTCGAGCCGCCCATCCAGGCCGTCTCGCTGGCCGCGGCGCAGGCATCGGACGACATCAAGGCGACCACCGGCATCTTCGACGCCTCGCTCGGCGCGCAGGGCAATGAAACCAGCGGCATCGCCATCCGGCAGCGGCAGTCGCAGACCGGATTGTCGAACGCGCATTTCATCGACAACCTGAACCGCGCGATCCGCCAGTGCGGCGTCATTCTCTGCGATCTGATCCCGAAGATTTACGATACGCCGCGCCAAGTCCGGATTCTGGGAGAGGACCGGGCGCAGCAGATCATTATGGTCAACCAGCCGTTTCGCGACTGGCCGGCTCCTTTGAAGGCGCAGTCCACGACATTGGCTGACGATAAGTGCTACGACCTCTCGAGCGGGCAGTACGACGTGGTCACAAGTGCGGGACCGACTACGCCGACGCAGCGCCAGGAGACGTGGGAAACCCTCACGCAGCTGGCGCAGTCCTACCCGCAGCTGATCCAGATCGCGGGCGACATCCTGTTCGAGAACGCCGATTTTCCGGGCGCCGACAAGCTGGCGGAACGTCTGCGCAAGACGCTCCCTCCCGGCCTGGCCGATCCCCCCGGCAACCAGCAGCAGCAGCTGCAGATGCTCGCCGCGCAATACCAGCAGTCGCAGCAGGCGATCGCGCAGCTGACCGAGGCGCTCCAGAATGCTCAGGAGGAGCTGCGTACGAAATCCGTCGAGCGGCAGTCCCACGAGCGCATCGAGTACGCGAAGATCGAATCCAACGACCGCCAGGCGGCGCTCAAGGCGCAGGTCGATCTGATCACCACCGAAGCCAAGGTCAAATCGACCGAAGACATCACGCTCCTGAAGACGCAGGTGGCGGCGCTCGAAGCGCAGATCTCGCGTATGTGGTCCGGTGCCGCCGCCGAACAGGAAGAGCAGGAGATTCCGGCCACGAGTGCTTCGACCGGAATGGCGGCGGCGGCTCAACCGCCGGCACCGCCTCAGATGACAGGCTGACGATTTTATGGCAGACGAACCAGAGCCGACGCAGACGGCAGATTCGACCGAAACGCCGATGGAATCGATTCCTACGGATTTTAAGGAATACGATCACTGGCGCCGAACGGGTGAACTCCGTGCGAAAGCTGAAACCAAACCTGCGGCCGCGGAAGCAGTTCCACAGGCCAAAACCGAACCGAACTCAGAAGCGGATACCAACCAGCAGACAGAGGATGACGAGGAAACCGGCCGGCAGCGGAGCGGATCACGGCAGAGGAAAATCGACAGACTTACGCGGGAGAACGAGGAACTCAGGCGCCAGATCGCCACGGTTCCCAGGCCCGCGGAGCCGCCGAAACCGGAACCGGCCGCTACAGGCAAGCCGAAACTGGCCGATTACCGGACGCTTGAAGAGTACCAGGAAGCGCTGACCGACTGGAAGCTCGATCAGCGCGAAGCGGCGGCCAGAGAGAAGGCCAGCCAGGAAGCGCAGAAGGCCGCCGAACAGAAAATCCAGACCGAGTGGGACTCGAGGCAGAACGCCGTCAGAACCGCGCATTCCGACTACGACGAGGTCGTACAGTCGGTTGCCGCGCCCGAAGGTCCGGGTGTGCTCGCGGCCCGTCAGGCGATGCTCGAGGACGATGCCGGCCCGGAAATCCTGTATCATCTGGCTACTCACCCGGACGATCTGAAGCGCATTGCGGCATTGCAGCCGGTCTCGGCCATCCGCGAGATCCGGCGTCTTTCCGCCGCGCTCTCGCCGCCATCCTCCGCAGCTGCTGCAAACCCGAAACCGAAGATATCGAGCGCACCCAGGCCGCCCCCTTCGCTGTCGCGTCCCGCGAAAACCAGTTCCGATTCGATTCATGACGAAGAACTGGCGCGCACCGATTACGGCAAATGGGAAAAGCTGCGGATCGCGCAACTGAAGGAGCGGTAGAAATTTGGCCGTCAATACACTGTTAGTCTCCCAGGTGATCACCAATGAACTCCTGCGGAGATTCAAAAACAACTTGGGCTTCGCGGGCGCCGTCGCGCATACCTGGGACGACAAATACGCGGTTGAAGGCGCCAAGATCGGCGACACGCTGAGACTGCGCGACCCGGTGATGTTCACCGCGGCCGCCGGCCCCGTGATGACGCCGCAGAACGTGGTCGAAAATCAGAAAATCCTCACCCTCAACAACCAGCAGGTCGTCGGGTTCGCCTTTACGAGCAAAGACCTCACGCTATCGATTGACAACTTCGCCGCGCGCTATCTCGACTCGGCGGCCGTGGCTCTGGCGAACGCCGTCGATCTCGCCGGCCTTACCATGGCCGATCAGAATGTCGGCAACACGGTGGGCACGGTGGGAACGCCGATTTCGACATCGGCTCCGTTCTGGGCCGCGGGCGAAATGCTCGACACCAATTCGGCACCGATGGACGGCACGCGCTCGATGGTCATCCCGTTCGGCCG